ATCTACGAGATCAAAAAGATTCTCATGATAAGTATTTTGAATGTGTAGTATTTGGAGTAGCTAGTATACCTGGGCAAGTTCCTTTGTTTCATTATATGATGACAGATGGTGGGCTATGGTGGCGAGCACCTATCTCTGCTTTCTGTAAAAATCCAGGAGTAAAAGAACTTCCTTTAGATGAATTAATGTTATGGAATTCATTCAGTTATAATATAGCTGTTACTAAATTTTATAACCTATCAGGAAATAAAGTACAATATTTTTCAAGACGTAAAGTTAAACGAGAAGGTACATATTTATTTACATTAGATTGGTGTTCAGGTGATTACAATGAACTAGACTTTGGTTACTCACAAAAACCTGATCAACATAAATGTGGACACGTAATAGAATTAGATGATGGTAACTATGCAATACAACCTAATAATAGATTAAGAGTATTTGATCCATCATTGGCAGCTGAACCTGATAAACCTCTGATTAATAGATTAGTCAATACAAAAATTTGGTCTGTTGAGAATACTTCTAAATGGATTACAGACGAACATGAAGAAGGAAGTTATGACTATAAATATACAGAGTTAAAAAATGATTCTGAATGAGATATGTAGCATTCTTTATTTTATTACTACTTGGTAGTAGTTCATTTGCAAAGGAGAGTTTTCCAAAGACGTTTACGTCTATAGTAATTGAGGTGCAAAAAGAATATAGTCCTGACTCATTTGAAAGAATGATTAAGCCTCTCTTTGTAACAACTATAGCATCAGTTGAGACAGCTAATGGTACATTTAAGAATGCTGATACAGCTAAGAGGGCAAAGAATTATACAGGACGACATGCTATTGGTAATGAAAAGTTTATACTCACAGCTGGTGGTGTTAAACTAAAAAAGTATGATAGCATTGAAGATAGTATTAGAGACTTCTTAAATCTAATGACGCATGGCAGACACTACGAAGAATTTAGAATTGCAGTTAGAAAAGGAAAGTCTATTGAAGATCAATTTAAAACATTAAGTAAGTACGCAACCAATCCTAACTACATAGATATACTATTAAGTGTATACAATAATATAATACTTCCTAATGCAAATTAAAGAAAGACTAAAGAAGATAACTACAAGTGATAATATTATTGATATGTCAGTAGATATTCTTTTAATTATCTTTGATGTATTAGCTTCTCCAATTCTTATAGTAGTTAGAGTAGTACGATATGCTTTTAATAAATTTATTAGAGGATATGTTATACGTGGAATTAAATGGATACTAAGTAAAATTATAAAATAAAAAAGGGAAGTCTAAATTAATAGACCTCCCTGTCTAAGCAACACATGGGCACTCTTTATGGGTGCCTTTTTTTTTGGTGATTACGATAAAGATCCCTGTCCCCCCATCGTTTCTGCCAAAACCAAGTACTCAATGAACTAGCATAACCTTCAAGTTTATCCATAACATAGTTATGCCAAAAGTAATATCTAAACTGTCTGAATAAGTTTTTTAACATCTTCCTCTAATTTCTTACCAACTGAGTTTGCATGATTAATTACTGCTGCACATAAGTTAGCATGATAATTATATTCTTTTAACGCATCCCTAATTTTTCCAACAGGCTTTCCACCATAGTCAATAACTATAGCATTGTTTTTATTAAGACCAATCTTTAGTTCAAACAATAATCCTGTGTGTTTATTGATATCATTTTTTGTCATTGGTCTCTAACGGATTTCTTTTAACAAAGTCCGCTCCTATCTTAGGGTCTAATTGATTTAATGTACCTAACATATTCATAAGTTTAACAACCTCTGCATAAGGTCTCGACATAAGATACCTCATTATTTCCATTAGTTGCGTTGAACTTATTAGGTAAGTTCTTTGGGGTTCGGGTGTTGCCTTCGTCTTTGCGTTGTTTGCCATCTTTCTTTCCTCCTTTATTAATGTTGACCTTTGAATTGATAGTACTTATCCTCTATTAAATCTTCATCTAATAAATAAGTATTAAAATTCCCTGGCTTTTTATACTCTACTTTTGCATCATTTATAGTTTGATTAACTGTACGACCAGCTTGAAGACATCCACATACAAAGTCCTCAACCTCTATTAATGCTTGTTTCACTGCTCCCACGTTCTGCCTCCTGTAATTGTTTATTTAATTTATTTACTTCATCTTGCATATGAATCATAACTTCTTGTAAAGCTATTATCCTACCAAGTTTCTCCATTGTTTCACCGTGACTCATTTGACCTCCTTTATTAGTCTGTTTAGATACCATTGTGCTTTTTGTAAATCTTCTAAAGGTTCTCCTTTAAATTTATATCTCGAAACATATTTTAAAACGTTCCCCTTTAGATACCCATGATACTCATCATCTGTCATACAATCTTGTATAACATCTATAGTTTCTTTCTTACCATATCTATAATGCGATGGTGAGTTAACCTTATCTTCTTCCATACTTCCTCCTAATAGAGTTGTATTGAATTGTTTCAAGATCATACTCTCCGTTCTTAACATTTCTTTTGACAATCAATCCACTCCACCACATACGTTGAGTAGCCCTAGCATAATCTTCTTTATGATGTAGGTAGCAGCCAGTAGATAATCCTATTACCTTTTTACCTGTTGGAGTTGTACACATAGAGTAATCAAATATATGTATATGACCTACAGTAGAGGATACCTTATTCTTTAATAAGAGAGAACGAGCAATATTGTCCCCACTAATAGGCTTACCCATAACACCGTTAGGAAAATTGTGGCAGTAATGGACACCATCGACCACCACAGGTTCTTGGTATGGATAAACTTCCCAACCATATTTTTCAAATTGAAAATCATTAGTACTAATTGTGCCATCAAGTTCGGGTGTTTCATCTACTATCCTATCTATCCTATCTTCGTGATTACCAAGTAGCATGATTTTTCTTGGTCGTCTTCCATTGAGACCTTTGTTAAATTTTTCTAATGCATCATGAGCATGATCAATATCTTTTTTATATCTTCTACCTTCAAAAGATTTCTTACCTTTGTCGTAGCTAGATAATGAATCCATACTTGCAAAGTCTCCCATGCAAATAATTGTATTCGGTTTTAGATCTCGGGCAAATTTTCCTGCCCATAAAAATCTCTCATTAGTTGCCTTGGGGGTGCAATGAGGATCCCCTATTACTAAGTGTGTTGCCATTAGTTTAGTTCCTTATCTCGTTTCTTTTTTAAGTATTCAAGAAAATCAATAATGTTATCTTCATCTTCAAATTCTGCAACAGAGTTTGGAGTTAAGATATCCTTTTGGTTTTTCTTATCATCAGCAAATCCTCGTAGCCCCCACAGAAACGTTGAATGAGGGTCGGTAGTTGCCATCTTAATCATGCCTCGGGCTATGGTTGAACATAATTCATATTGTTCTGTTGCCATGGCTACTTTGGTATCCATTATAATACCACATGTAAAGCCTTTTTCCCAAGGGCTGACTAAAACTTTTATTGCCTTAAGCAAATTTATTTTATCATCTGTTTTTTTTGTCATACGTAATTAAAATATTTTTTATCATATGGGACAACTTCCCACTCAATACTCTTTTTAAACTTATTTCTTTTTGCATAGTCTTTTGCCTCTTCTTCTGATTCCCAAATCTCATTTGTAAATACGGTCCAAATATCATTTCGTTTTATAATTATACAATACATTTTCGGTAAAGGTGAAGATCAGACCCCTCAAACTAATCCTCACCCAGCTACGCAGATTCATCCTCCTGTTTAGGATTAGTAACCTGAGTATACCAAACCCATTTCGGGTTCTTACCTTTAGATTGCTGTTGTTGTAGCAACTGCAATTTACTTCCCCAACAAGGAAGTTTGTATGGGCAGAACGAACATACTGTACCCAAAACTTTATTACCTGTCTTCTTAGTTCTGAAAGTTTCCTCAACTTCATTGTAACATTTTTTAAAAGGTTCATTATTCTTTAATGCTTTTAAATTATTTTCAGCAGTACCTAATGCTTTCTCTCTATACTGCTCATCTGCAAGTGGGGTTTCACATACTGTCCACTCGCCTGTAGATTTATTAATTACAATCCACCCACCAAATGGAAGTTTCTCACTTGCTGAATAGAGATAACCTTGCGAGACATATCCAAAAGCATCATCCTTAACTACCTCTTCAAAGCCACCTAAGTTACCAAATTTTTTCTCAAAGGAATAAGGCGATGCACTTTTAATATCCCAAACTTTCTTATCAATCGTAACATCAAGCCTACCTTTGATGTCCGATTCACCGAAC